GCGACGTTATCGCCCGATATTTCACAGCGGCAGACCAAACCGCTATGCAGGAAAATATTAAAAAACTCAACGAGGACAAGGCGGAAAAAGTCGCCTCCCCGACAAAGGGCAACTTTGCCGGGCTCGATGAAAACGGCAATCCGACCGACTCCGGCAAAAAGCCCGGGGACTTCGCCGACGCGAGCCATACCCACACGGGCAAGGCGGACAAGGTGAGCTCTGCCACGGCGGGACACTTCGCCGGGCTCGACTCCTCCGGCAATCTGACCGACAGCGGCAAAAAGCCGGGAGACTTTGCCAACGCCTCCCACGCTCACGCGGGATACGCCGAGGTAAAGATTTTCTCCGGCGTGTCCGTCGCCGCATCTGCATGGGTAAGCGACAGCACATACGCGGCGTATCCGTATGCCGCCTCTATCGCTTGCTCCGGCGTGACGGCGAGCCACGTCCCCGAGGTCGTGTTCGGTGCGACAGAGGCCGCGAGCGGAAACTTTGCGCCGGTCGCTCTATCCGGGAGCGGGACGGTCAAAATCTACGCCGCGACAAAGCCGACGGCGGCTATCACGGTGCAGAGCATTACTTGTATTAAGGCGGTGAGTTAAAAATGATTGGTAGAACAAACGCAGTCAGCAAGCCCGGAGTCGAGCTCTCCCTCGTGGTATCCGTTACAAGCGGCGCGGCGGTCACGGCGACAAAGAGCCCGAAAACGATAAACGGCACGGCGGCGGGCGGCTCTTGTACGCTGGCCTTGCCGGAGGCCGGTACATGGAGCGTCAAGGCCACGCTCAACGGGCAAACGTCCGACACGAAAAACGTCTCCGTCGTCGATAGCTACGCGGTGGCGCTGACGTTCTTTTCCGCGACGATTACCGTCAACGTAGGCTCCGGCGCATCCGTCACGCTGAAAAAGGGCGGGACGACAATCGCCACAAAGACGAGCAACGGGACAGCGGTTTTCACCGTCACGGAGACGGGGGCGTACACGGTCACGGCAACAAAGAACGGGCAGACGACGAGCGGCTCGGTCAATGTCGTGTCCTCCACGACCTCCTACTCGCTGACGCTCTCTTTCGTGAGCTCTACGCTCAACAATAACGAGTGGAGCGTTATCAAGTCCGTTTCCGACGCGGGACAGGGCGCGAACTATTGGAGCATCGGCGACCGAAAGGCGGTCACGCTTAACGGCACGGTCGGAAAGCTCTCGCTCTCGAATGTCACGACCTACGCTTTCATTATCGGGTTTAACCATAATGCGAGCGTCGAGGGCGCAAACCGCATCCATTTTCAGCTTGCAAAGACCGCGCTCTCCGACGGTACGGACGTGTGTTTCTGCGATAATCAATATGGCCCGGATAGCGGATGGTCGTCCCCGGGTGCGGGCTATTTCGTTATGAACGCGAGCAACACCAACTCCGGCGGATGGAAAAGCTCGCAAATGCGTACAAACATTTGCGGGACGAGCCTCTCGAGCTATTCCGGGACGATTATTGCAGTCATTCCGGCGGCGCTCCGTGCCGTCCTCAAGTCCGTTACCAAGTACACGGACAACACCGGCGGCGGAAGTACGGCGGCGAGCGCAGTCACGGCGACAACGGATTACTTTTTCCTCCTCTCGGAGTTCGAGGTTTTCGGTAGCATTTCCTACGGAAACACGAACGAGAAGAACAAACAAGCACAGTACGCCTATTATTCCGCCGGGAATAGCAAAATCAAGTACAAGCACAACGGCACGAGTACCGCCGCTTATTGGTGGCTCCGTTCCCCGTCTGCGGTCAACTCCTACATTTTCGTGCGTGTGGGCACCGGCGGGACAGTCTACAACTACGACGCGGACTATTCCCTCGGCTTCGCGCCCGGCTTTTGCGTATAATTCGGAAATCGAGACTTGCGCCCTCAATGGGCGCATAGTCGGCGAGGAGGAAAGAAAATGTCCGTACCAAAATCGAGACGCGGCGAAAGCCCGGCGGAGTATATCAACCTCGCCCGCGAGATTTATGTATTCACATACAACCGCGTCCGCATCCTGCCGAAAAGCTACACCTTTTATTTTTCCTTGCCGCTCTACAACGCGGCGCGAGAGGCTTATCGCATGATAAAGACGGCAAACCTCATTTACGTTGACGAGAAATCTCCCGAGGAGATACGCCGCCGGAATATCCAGCGGCGGAAAGAGTATTACGAGACGGCACAGGGCTATTATAACTCGATGCTCGACGTGCTCGACCTCGCGTATATGACCGTCAACCATGAGAAGATACCGCCCGAAAAAGACGCAGATTATCAAGCTCACGCGCGGATTTACATTCGTCAAGGTGCGCTTTCGATATGGCGCAAACGGGAAAGTCGTCCGCCGGGCAACGTACAAGGGTATCCGGCACATGAGGAAAAAGCTACGCATTTTCCGGCGTTGGGTGGACTCCGGCAGAATGACGGCGGCGGACGTGGAAACGTCCCTCGTATCATGGCGGGGACACATGAAAAGATTTCACTCGTACCACATGGAGCAGAGCGTCGAGCGGCTCTATCGTGAATTATTCAAGGGAGGGTAAGCTATGGAATATGTCGTTTATCGGCGCTTTAAGGCCGAGGGCATCGACGGAGCCTTTAACCTCCGATACGGGACGACCGTAACGGAGCGGGACGGCTTTCTCTTTGCCGCTGACGGGCGGAAGATTTGCGCCGCAACGTCTGAAAACGGATGGGAGCATTTTAGGCAAAACACGCCGGAGGGCGCATATCGTCAAAAGATGCTCGACGGCCTCTATCACTATTACGGCAAGCACGAGGGCGCGTCGGATTTCGACCCGGAGAAATGGGCGGGGGCGGAAAATCTGTATTGGAAAAACCTCCTCCGCACGATGAACACGCAGGAACTCGAGGAGTTTTATAAAAAGCGGCTCGGAGAGCTGCCGAAAATGGAGGGATAACGTATGTATGCTATCAAAAGCGGCGGAAAGGTCGTCGGCTACTCCGATACCGTTGTCTATGTCCGCCTACACGAAAACGGGTGCTATGTCCCGTGCGACGAGGCGGAGGCCGGGGGCTTTTGCATCAAGACGGCAATCGACCGCAAGGACGAGGAGACGGGCGAGACGACGACATATCTCGAGGACTTCGTTTACGCTTTCGCCGACGGCGGGCTCCTCGGTATCGAGCCGGTCGGCTCCGTGGAAAATGTGAGCGGTACGCTCATGCTCGCCGAGAACGATAAAGTTCTCGATATTCTGTTAGGAGGTGCGGCGGAATGATTACCGTTGAAAAGGCAAAAAAGCTCCGGGCAATCATCGAGCGGGCAGTCGCCGCGCTCGAGCTCGACAACGAGGCCGCGCTTGAGTGCGTCGAGCTTTTCCCGGCATGGGAGAACGGCAAGGCGTACACCGTCGAGACAAGAGTACAATACGGCGGAAAGCTCTATCGTTGCGTACAAGCGCACACGTCGCAAAGCGATTGGACTCCGCCGGTCGCCGCCTCTCTTTGGAGCGGCGTAACGGTAGACCCGGCAACCGGCTATGACGAATGGAAACAGCCGACCGGCGCTCACGACGCATACAAAAAGGGCGACCGCGTTCTCTTTAACGGCTCCGTGTATGAGAGCCTTATCGACGGAAACGCATACTCCCCGACGGCGTACCCGGCGGGGTGGAAGCTCATCGAATGAGCGCGGCGGTCTACACGGTCGAGCTCGACGGCAAAATCATAGCGCGGCGGGAGTCTCTCTTGTGGGTGAGGCTTGACGCTCCCGGCCTCTATGTCGTATGCACGGAGGCAGAGGGCGAGGGCGTTATCGTTGACGGGGAGATTTACCACGTTCGGGGGTGTCCCGTATTGCCGGGAAAGCAGACCGTTAAACTCGATTATTACGAATTATAACGGAGGTTAAGAATGGACTATGTAGGAGCGATTATAGGAGTCCTCGGGACTATCCTCGGCGGCGTGTTAAGCTATGCCGCTTTTCATAGGAACTCGAAAAAGGACAGCGAGAGCGAGGGCAAAGAGGCCGGAACAATGTTGACCGAAATCGGGTACATTAAAGGCGGCATCGACCGTATCGAGCGCAAGCAGGACGCACAGGACGCGCGCTATATCGGCATGGCGGAGCGTATGTCGGCGGTGGAGAGCTCGGCAAAGTCGGCACATCATCGTATCGACAGGCTCGAGGGGCGCGAGGTGCGGGAGGACGGATAATGTCCGCCCGCAAAGGCGCGGCGCGGCGGCGGAAGTTCAAAAAATGGGCGCTCGAGGTATGGAGCTTTGCAAAGGGGTATCTCTCCTTTTCAAAGCTCCTCGTTTATGCCGTCCTCTATATCGACTACAAATCGACCATGACGACGCTCGACCTCTGCCGGATTTCCGTAGCCAACAACTACACCGGCTCGCTCCCGTATTTGACCGCCCTTATCGCCTTTTTACAGGCCGCGACCGCTACCGTGCTCTCGTTCTCGCTCAATAAGAGCAAGGCCGAGAACACGACCGGCGGAATTACATACGACACGGCAACAAAACGAGATTGCTAAAGGAGGTAGCAAAATGAAAGAAATCATCGTAAAGCGGCTCGGCGCTCTCTTGAGCGTAAAGAGCCTCGTCACGCTCTTGCTCTCCGGGGTATTCGCGTACCTCGCCATTACCGGGCAGACGAGCCAAGAGTTTATGACGGTCTACACGGTCGTTATCGCGTTCTACTTCGGGACGCAGACGCAGAAAATCAGCGACGCGGTAGAAAAGACCACAAAGGAGGGCTAAACCGTGACGGAGCAACAGGTACGCGAGCTCGTCGTATCGACGGCGAGGGCGTGGCTCGGGAAGAACGAGCGGGACGGCTCTCACCGGGAAATTATCGACCTTTACAACGCACACAAGCCGCTCGCCCGGGGATACGCCGTCAAGTACACGGACGCATGGTGCGCGACGTTCGTCTCCGCCGTCGCTATCAAATGCGGACTCTCGGACATTATGCCGCTCGAGTGCGGGTGCGAGGCTATGATTTCCCTCTATCATTCTCATGCGGTGAGCCGTTGGGAGGAGGACGAGAGTATCACGCCACAGCCCGGCGACGTGGTTTTCTATGAC